ATTTCACGAGGTTTTCCGAAGCAACTATTTAAGCTTTGGCCTGGTACTCTATAACGTGGATTGTGTTTGAGAAAGTCTCTTAGTTCAGCAAGTTCCGCTTTGCGAACTGCTTGTCTATATTCTGCGTGGCAACTTGCGGCGGCATTCCAATCTGCGGTATTTTCCACACACCATTTAGCCATTTTGTTTGATTCACTTGCTAATAGTACGCTTGGCAGAAAACATAAAATCATCATAACGACTTTCATATTTCAAATCCTCTTATTGTTTTATTAATAAAATACATTTGTCTAATTGTTTCTGCAAAATTTTCAAGCTTTAACATATTAGGTCCATCTGAAGGAGCATTATCTGGATCAGCATGAACTTCTAAAAAGAAGTTAGTAACACCCATAGCAGCGGCAGCTCGGCTAAGAGGGCCAACATAATCCCTATTACCACCAGAACTGTCACCTTGTCCTCCTGGCTTCTGGACTGAGTGTGTGACGTCAAATACCACAGGAACACCAGCATTGTCAAGCATATACTGGATGCCAGTAAAGTCAGTAACAAGTGTATTGTAACCAAAGCTAGTACCTCTCTCTGTTATCCAAACTTCTTTTGCACCTTCTGTTTTGCTTAGAATGCCTTTCACATCCCACGGTGCAAGGAACTGGCCTTTCTTAATATTAACAATACAATTTGTTTTACAAGCAGCTTGTATCAAATCTGTTTGACGACATAGAAACGCAGGAATTTGTATAACATTTACTACGCCTTTACAGCGATTAATTTCTCCAACTGTGTGGCAATCAGTTAATATTTTAAAACCTTCGTCTCTAATCTTTTGAAAGTCTGGTAGCGTGTCATTAATTCCAAGTCCGCGTTTTCCATCGATATGAGTACGATTAGCTTTGTCGTAACTAGCTTTAAAAAAATATTCAAAACCATATAAGTCACATACCCGTTTACATTCTTTAGCAATTTCTAATGATTGCTCTAATGATTCGTGTTGACATGGGCCTGCTATAATTCTTATCATTCTTTAAAACCAGTATAATTGCGATCAATAGGAATAGACTCTCGATTATCTGCGGTAAGTTCTGCAATACGCTTATAGGCGTTTTGAACTTGTTGTTGTAGTTGATAAACATTATTCTCTAACATAGTTACTTTATTTTCTAATTCGCGAATAAGTTTATCTCTACGATCGTCCATTATAATGTTCCTTCTTCTCTCATTTTTTTACGAATCTTAGTAGCAGAAATATTATGAATTTCTTCCCCAAGATCATGCTGTGTGAAAGTGTATCCAACACCACGGCCATAACTAATGTCTACAATATTTGGTACTTGCATTATAACATATTCTTTACCTTCTGTAAACCCCTCTTTTTCAAGACCTAAAACAATATTTTGTCTTACTTGATTCCATTTAAAAGGATTATCATTTTGATTTTCTGTTCTACCTCCACCAGCATCATCACCAATAATGCCACCGACATCTCGGACCATAATCACAACTTGTCCGGTTTCAGCTAAAGCTTTTTTAAATAGTGCAGAGTGGCCGTCGTGCCAAGGTTGCCAGCGACCAAGCATTTGTGTAGTGGGCTTTTTATAATCAAACATTATATGTTTCCTTCATTCTATTCGCTAAGTCTAAAATCCATTCATCACTTTGGAACGATTCAATAATATAATCAAAGTTAGTAGGTTCTTCAAAAATTTTATTTGTATTATCAAAACGTCCAGCTTCTATTGTGTTCATCCAAATAGTGATATCTGCATTAAACTCTTTACGTGTTTCTCCAGTTGGACACACAAAATCACAAATAACAGTACGGCCACGTACTGCTTCGAAGGTAGCTATAGTATTCATACGTTCAGACTGTCGTCTACGACCAGCATCAGTAAAGTCCCAATCATTAGCCATTTCTCTAACTTTATCAGCATTATACCACGCACAGTTTAAATGCACGTGCAATCTTTTAGCTAGGTGCGTCTTCCCCGATCCCGGAAGTCCCATTATTAGTATTTTCATTTTCTTCTTTCTTTTTTAAACTTAAACTCCAAGATGAATTAGGTAATTCTTCCCAAATAAGGGTGTCACCCACATCCCATCCCATTTGATTCATTAAAGCATCAGGAAATTCAAAGAAAAGCTCACCACTTTCTTCGTCTTTTTGTACTTCAAGTGTATATTTATTGTTCATCATTTAATACTTTCTTAGGGCGATTTAGAAAATCACGGTTAGGATCTTGGCCATCAATACCACCATTCATATAAGCAGCAAAGAAAGATGCATAATTAATAATATCAATGCATGAATCTTCAAGTGATTCAAAGTTTGGTGAATAGTTTGGATCAAGCTCCATAGCTTCAAGCACTGATTGCATACGTAATACTTTTGCAGCCATTGTATCAAGAAGAGTTGCGCAACCTCGAGGATAATAATCAGCTTGACGAACTCGTGAGTTAGGATTCTGGTAATCATTACCTTTTTTAGTTTGTACTTCTGCAGCTTTTTGCAGGATTTTAAGTGATTCTTTCATATATTACTCCAAGTCTTATTCAACTATTCTACCATATTTAATGAATCTTGTAAACCAGCATTATAGTCAATAGTTTCAAGATAGATAAAATTAATTCTCATACTAATACGAGCTTTAATTGTTTTTTCATGTTTTGGTAAATATTCTCTAAACCATTTTTTCTCTGCTGCAGGTGTTGGATGATACATTACAACTATTGCTTTCATTTTCTTTGGAAAGTCTGCAGAAGTCTCCAACAAACGATCTAAACGAAAACCACCTGATGATGCATGAATAGCAATTGTATCTTTATCTCTATATTGTTCAACAATACTTTCCAATTGTTTTTTACGTTTATCTTTCCAGTTAATCCAAACTGCTCCGGAAGGAATAGCAATAGAATTTTCTATTTGTGTTTGTGCAGTAGTGATAACACCAGTAGCAGCTTTTTTAGTAAAGCCCCAGCTTAAAAGCTCTTGAATATTTTGTTCAGAATTAATTTCTAAACCTTCTTCATTACGTTTTAAAATAAACTTAATGGCATCATCTTTATTTACAGACAAAGCAGGCTTATCAGGTAAAGGATTCAAACGATTAGCAAGAGCTTCTAATTCAAGAGTAGTGTACACCTTATAAGCAGATTTTGGGATGTATTGCACAGGAATATATTTAGCTCGTTTTGACATCATTGTAGCAGTGATGCGATGGTTTCCATCTAGAATTAAATGCAATCCTTTACCATTATAATCTTCTAAAACATTTACTGGTTCAAACTCACTAGTATCACCGTTTAAATCATCAATTTTTTCTTTAATATTTTTTAAATGCTTTGAGTCAATCTCATTAAATCGCACCTGAAATTTATCATAAGCTGCGACAGAATCTTTTTCAATAGACTGAATATTAAAAGACTTGTTTAAAATTTGTTCTTGTAGCGTATCAAGTGAAGGCTTAATAAATCCTTTTAAATCTTTACCTCCACCATTAGATTTATTATAATACTCAGAGTTATTTCTGGCATCAACTTCAAGTAGCATTTTTCTCTCCAAAGCTATCATATCTTGCGTTGTCCCGTAGGCAACTATTTCACGTTTTAACTCTCCTTTAGCAAAAGCTTCATTCATTTCTTCAGAAGTTGCAGAAGTGTCATATCCATCATATTCACTACCAGTATGATAGCCAATATATTTCTTATTATTTACTGTGTTTGTCCACAGATATACAAATGCTTCATAATCCATAATATAATACTACCATATTTCTTTTTAAATGTAAACCATTTTATGCATTTTTATATGCATATTCTAAAGCTCTATCTGCTTCTATTTCAAGCGGGCGATTGGCATACCAATTTCCAGTTTCAGCATCAAGTTCACGACACAAATCTGCTATTTCTTTAGATGTAATTGGATACTTATTTTGCAAAGCTTTACTTGCAACTGCAACCATGATTTGATACATCTTATGATACCATCCTGTATTACTTATAGTTTTATATTCAGCTTCAAGTTTACGAGGAAAGAACGGGCAATCACGATATCCAGTCCAAGTGATGGATGTGTTATCAAGTTGTGCTTTACGATATTCTATAATTTGAGTTTGTAAATCTTCAGGTAAACGATCAAGGAAAGAAGAACTTGCTTTTTTCTCAACATAGTCGTGTTTACTCATCAATTCTTTTGGATTTATATAATCGCCAGAATTAGAAAAGATAAAGTTGAAAGCGCCAGCGTATTCACCAGGTATATAATACATTCGTGATAAGTCTTTAGTTTGCTTATCACCAATGGATCCAAGTTCTGTGTTGAGTGCGTACCAGAAATGTTTGATGTTATCTGATCTAATTCTTGTTTTAGTTGGGAAGACCATACGAAACTTTGGAAAGTCAGATTTGCTGCTTGCAGTAGAATAACAAATAAAAGTGTATTTACCGTAACGACTAATAAGCTCATTTTTTAAGTCACCCTTAAATTCATGGTCGTCAACATCAACAGCACACCAACCTCCCCAATCAACCACATTCTTGTTTGCCCGTGTTGTGTTAGGCTCATAAGTAGCTGGTGATATAAGTTGAGCATCTTTTTTACCTTTCTTATGTACTTTAGATAAATCATATAGAAATTTCTCAAACTCGTTAAAGCTTGAGAAATCCATTCTTCGATGTGTTTTATTATCAAAAACTGATTTAAAAACAGTTATTGAGATCTCCATGATTACCCTCATGTGTTGGTGAAGTCCAGCCTTCTGGTTTAATTAAGTCAGGCAATCCAAATGGATTTGGGCGTCCTTCTTTTACGCCAGGAGATTTTACCATATTAGCTTCATAGACTTTATCCCATGCCGCATTTGCATCTACGCCAAACACATCTAATGTACCAATTGCAAAGACACAAAGATCAATAAGACCATCAACAATTTCTTCTGGATCTTTTGCTTCAATAGCATCGCATGTTTCATCTAGTTCTTCGCGAACCATATTTAAACGAAAGCGAAGATACGTATTCATAAGATCTTTATCTTCTTTATTTTTTTCAAACCATTCGCGTACACCAAATTTGTGATGCATCATCATGATATCATTTGCCCAATCAGACATATTATTTAATTCTCCGTATTTTTTAGAAAGTAATTCTTTTTGTTTCCACCATCCCATTATACCACACCTACATGCTCATGTACACCGGCATTTTGTAAGGCCCACAATAATCTATAAGTATCTTCCCAATCTTCGACTTGGAAGGCCCAGCCTCTCTTTGTTTGTCCTTTTAACTTAACAGCTTCAGCGATGTCGTGGTCATTTCCGCCTTCCATTGTTTTATCACCAATAAAAGTAATTTCATCTGTGTCTTTAAAGTCTCTTAATATTTGTACTTTACCTTTACCAATTTCTGTAATATCGATTCCAGTTTCTCCTGCAACTGTTGCTTGCATAGTCTCACCAAATTTTTTATTAAATCTTTCAGCTATTCCTTGACGTTCTAATTTATGTTCATCCCATTGTTTGTACATAGCTCGATCTTCTAAATTACATTGACGGCCAACAATACTAAAGTTTACTAATCCTGGCCTATAATCAAAGTGATATCCTGTCTTACGATAAAAACGAGAATTGTCTAATTCGTCTAATAAAAAGATGTTAACATCATTGGTAATAGTCCACGGATCCACATAAACTTCTTTATTTTGCTCAAACACATTATTACCAGAACACTGATAAACACGTAAACATAAATTATAAATGTGTTCTGGTATTTGCTCAAGAGTTTTTTCTCTATTACTTCCTGTAACAAGATAGCATGCATTATGAGTAGCGAAATGTTCAAAGAAAGACTCAAATTTCTTATCCATTTTACCACGACTAGGTGTTAGCGTTCCATCAACATCAAAAATATAATTCATGCGAAAAAATCCTCCAAGGTTGCTTCTTCTTTTAATGTCCAACCTACGGCATCAAGAATTGGTGTAATTGGTTCAATAAAAGTTTTTTCAAATTGTGTGTCATAGTCTATGTATTTATGAAGGTTAAATTCTGGAGGAAGATATTCAGGAAAAGATATAACATTTTCACGAATAGGATTAGGCATATTTAAATATGTAAACTTAATCTTTTCTCCTGATTGAATTGAACCATAACGTTTATCAAGTGCTTTATCTTTTAATTCATGGTTATAAAGCAAAGCCCCTCTAACATGAATAGGTGTACCTTTAGAATAAATATTTTTTCGATCTTTCCATTTATCAATTTGGCTTACACCGCGAGGGAAAGAAACCTTTTCTGGAGGTAACGTTTTA